ACCGGTGGGCGGCATGCTTTCCAATAGAGCGAGGGCTGGGGGATTTTTTTGGGGAGGAGGTTGAGGGGCTATGGCGGCTCCGGCTACTAATAAGGCAACGATCAAAAAACAGACCGTGGCGGAGATGAAAAAACTCGGGGTTTACCGGCCGGAATATGCCCGGCTCGTGGACATTTACGCCGGGCTTTGGGAGCAGTATCACAGGCTGATGCGGGAATATGAAACGGGCTCGGGATATAACTACGCCACGGCCACCGGAGCGGCGGGGGAGAAAAAATCTCCGCTGGTTGGGACCATTGAGGCAGTGCGACGGGATATCCTGGCATACTCCGACCGGCTCTGTCTCAACCCGAAGGCGGAGCGGGAGGGCAAACTGCCTGCCCCGGGAAAGAAATCCAAGCTGGAGGAGCTGTTATCCGGTGGCCCGTAAGCGGTCGAGCGCACCAAGATTCCCCAACCAGGCGGAGGTGATGGAGTATGCTAACTCCATCGTGGAGGGGCGAAAGCTGGCAAATCCGGAGCGAAAACAGGCCTGTGAGCGATTCCTTCAGGACCTAGAAAACCCGAAGTGGGACTTTGACCCCACCGATGCGGAGTTCTGCATCCGGATTATAGAGAAAACCTTTGTCCATGCCCAGGGAGAGGCCCTGGACGGCACACCCATGCGGGGCAAGCCGTTTTTACTCCAGTCGTTCCACAAGTTTATTATCTACAATCTGGTGGGGTTCCAGAATGCCGGAACAAAAATACGGCGGTTCCATGAAGCGGTGATCTACATCCCCCGAAAAAATGTCAAGACCACATTTTCTGCCGCCCTGGCGTGGTCCCTCTCTCTGCTCAACCGGCGCAGCGGAAGCAAATGCTATATCGTGGGCGCGGCACTGAAGCAGGCCCTGGAGAGCTTCAATTTTATCAATTTCAACCTGGAAGAGATGGGAGAGAAGCGGAATTTCCGGGTGATCGACAACAACCAGGAACACAGCATTTCCGGCACGGTTGGAGAAGGCAGTATTTTCATTCAGGCCCTGGCGGCCAACCCGGACGCCCAGGACTCCCTGAACTGCAACATCGGCATCGCGGATGAGGCCCACGCCTATAAGTCTCCCAAGCAGTACAAAATCATTCTGGACGCCATGAAGGCGTACTCCAACCGGCTGATGATCGCCATCTCCACCGCCGGGGACAAGATGAACAGCTACTTTTACCGGCGGCTGAAATACTGCCGGGAGGTTCTGAACGGCACCAATCAGGATGACCAACTGTTTATCTTTATGGCCTGCGCCCCCCAGGATCCGGAGACCGGGGACGTGGATTTCACCAATCCGGAAGTTTTGGAAATGGCAAACCCAAGCTATGGGGTGACGATCCGGCCCGCCGACATTCTGGCGGAGGCCATCCAGGCCCAAAACGACCCGCAGATGCGCAAAGAGTTTTTTGCAAAATCTCTGAACGTCTATGTGGCGGCCATGAAGGCCTATTTTAACATTGAAGAATTCCGGGCCAGCGACAGGATGTATGACTGGACGCTGGAGGATCTGAAAAAGCTGCCCATCCGCTGGTACGGCGGGTCGGACCTTTCCAAGCTCCACGATCTGACCGCCTCCGCGCTCTACGGCACCCTGGAGGGCTATGCGCGCAGCGACGGTGAGATTGTCGATGTGGACATTATCATTCCCCACGCATGGTTCCCCGTGGTGGCCGCCCACATCAAAGCCGATGAGGACAATATCCCTCTGTTCGGCTGGAAGGAAGATGGTTGGCTGGACCTGTGCAACGACAAAGTGGTCAACCATATGGACGTTGTGAATTGGTTTAAGAAAATGCGCCATGACGGTTTCAAAATCAAGGAAGTGGGCCACGACCGGAAATTCTGCGCGGAATATGTGGTGGGCATGAAGAAAGCCCAGTTTAGGGTTGTGGATCAGCCGCAGTATTTCTGGAAGAAGTCCCAGGGCTTCCGGCGGATCGAAGTAAAGGCGAAAAGCAAATGCCTGTACTATATGCACAGCGACGCCTTTGAATACTGCGTGCAGAATGTCCACGCCATTGAGAAAACCGACGATATGGTCCAATACGAAAAGATTGAGGACACCACCCGGATCGACGTATTCGACGCGGCTGTGTTTGCGGCGGTGCGAATGCTGGAGGATCTGGAGCGGGAAGAAAAATCGAAAGGATGGAGACGTTGAGCAAACGCAAAAAATCCCGTGGAAACAATATCCGCGACGCGAACCAGTCCAGCATGGTGGGCTGGCTGCTGACCGACGGCGCGCACGACTCCCTGTGCATCCCCGGCTATACCCGCCTGAGCGAGAGCCCGGAGGTCCTGACGGCCGTGAATAAGATGGCTACCCTGATCGGGAGCATGACCATCCATTTGATGGCCAATTCCTCCGGCGGGGACGTTCGTATCAAAAACGGGCTGTCCCGGAAGGTGGATATCACGCCGAACCGGTATATGTCCCGGATGACCCTGGTCTCCCATGTGATTCGGACCCTCATGCTGAACGGAGACGGCAACGCGGTGGTAATCCCCCGAACCAGAGACGGCTATCTGGACAGCCTGGAGCCCGTCCCGCCGTCTCAGGTGTCCTTTGTCCCGGACGGAGGATTTGGCTACAAAATCCGTCTGGGCGGCCAGGAGCACAACCCGGACAACCTGCTGCATTTTGTGCTCAACCCAAACCCGGAACAGCCCTGGCGGGGCGATGGATACCGGGTGGCTCTGCGGGATGTTGTCAAAAATCTGAAACAAGCGTCGGCCACGAAGAAAAGCTTTATGGCCGACAAATGGAAGCCCAGCCTGATTATCCAGGTAGATTCCTGGGCGGAGGATCTGCGTACTGCAGAGGGCCGCGCCAACTTCCTGCGGGGATTCTCCCCGGGGGACCCCGGAAGCCCCATGTTGATCCCGTCTGACGGCATGAGCGTGCAGCAAATCAAACCCCTTACGCTCAATGATTTGGCAATCCATGAGTCGGTCACCCTGGACAAAAAAACCGTGGCTGCAATCCTGGGGGTGCCCGCCTTTGTATTGGGGGCCGGAGCCTTTAACCGGGAGGAGTGGAACGCTTTTGTCAACACCACGGTTCTGCCCATCGTTCGGGGGCTGGAGCAGGAATTAACCCGGAAGCTGCTGATCAGCGATGAGATGTTTTTCCGGATGAACCCCTGGAGCCTGTACGCCTACGACGTGCATACCCTGGCCGACATCGGCGGGGAACTGTACGTCCGGGGCATCATGACGGGAAACGAGGTCCGGGACTGGATCGGCCAGGGGCCCAAGGAGGGGCTGGATGAACTGGTGATTTTGGAAAATTACATACCCATCAATAAAATCGGGGACCAGCTGAAATTGAAGCAAACGGGAGGTGAAGAAGCTGGATAGGCGCATTATGGTGTGCCGCCCCACCGAGTACCGGGCGGCGGAGGAAAACGGGGATCTATACATTGAGGGCTATTTCGCGGTGTTCAACAGCATCTATGAGATCTGTCCCGGCATCACGGAGAGCATCGCTCCCGGGGCCTTCTCCAAATGTCTGGGCGCGGATATCCGGGCCCTGACCAACCACGACACCACCCTTGTCCTGGGCCGGACCAAGGCCGGAACGCTGGCGTTGCGGGAGGATGGTCATGGGCTGTGGTGCCGCAGCAAGATCAACCAAAAAGACGGGGACGCAATGAATCTGTATTACCGGGTGGAGCGGGGCGACGTGGACCAGTGCTCTTTTGGGTTTGACATTGGGGCGGAGGAAAGCGAGTTCCGGAATGACGGCTCCGTCCATTTCACCATCAAGGAGGTTTCCACGCTCTATGAGGTGTCGGTGTGTACCTTCCCGGCGTATCAGGAGACCTCTGTGGCCGCCCGGACAGCTCAGGCGGAGGAAATCAGACGGCGCACCGCCCAGGTGTGGCGGGAGACCATGAAAAACAAGCTGAAAGGAAGTGCGAAATAATGGCGTTGAAAGCTCTGTTGCTGCGCAAAAAGCTGGATGAAAAAAAGAACGCCCTGGAGGCCCTGCGGGCCAAAGATGCTCAGTTTGCTACCCGGGAGGCCGAGCTGGAGCAGGCCATCGGAGAGGCGGAGAGCGAAGAGGACCAGAAGGCGGTGGAGACCCTGGTCTCTGAGTTTGAGGCCGAGAAAACGGCCCATGAAGAAGAAAAAACAGCCCTGGCCGGAGAGGTGGAGCAACTGGAGAAGGAGCTGGCCGCAGAGGAGGCCGCCCAGCCCGTCCCGTCTATCCCCCAGCCCCAGGGGACTCCCGCCCCTACAGGCGGGGAAAGAAAGGATGATGGAATTATGAGTATGCACCGCAGAGGCTTTTTCGGCCTGGACCGCCAGCAGCGGGACGCGTTCCTGGCCCGGGAGGAGGTCAAATCCTTCCTCCAGCGGGTACGGACCTTCGGCCAGGAGACCCGGGCCGTTACGGGCGCGGAACTGACCATCCCCGACGTGATGCTGGAACTGATCCGGGAGAATATCACAAAATACAGCAAGCTGATTGCCCGGGTCAACCTGCGCCCCGTCCCCGGCACCGCCCGGCAGAATATCATGGGCGTCGTGCCGGAGGCCGTGTGGACGGAGGCCTGCGCCACCCTCAACGAGCTCGCATTTGGTTTTAACCAAATCGAAGTGGACGGCTATAAGGTGGGCGGCTTTATCGCCATCTGCAACGCCACTTTGGAGGACAGCGACCTTAATCTGGCCTCTGAGATTATGGACGTAATTGGCCAGTCCATCGGCTATGCGGTGGACAAGGCCATTTTGTACGGCACCGGCCGGAAAATGCCCATCGGCATCATGACCCGGCTGGCCCAGACCGCCCAGCCTGAGAACTGGAACGCCAACGCGCCGGCGTGGGCGGATCTGCATGAAAAAAACATTACGACCATCACCGGCAAGACGGGAATCGAGTTGTATCAGGCCATGATCCTGGCTTCCGGCAACGCGAAAAGCAACTATTCCCGGGGCGGCCTGACATGGGTGATGAACGAGACCACCAAGGCCCAGTTGGTGGCCCAGGCCATGAGCGTAAACGCGGCGGGGGCCATTGTGTCCGGCCAGGGCAGCACCATGCCCGTGGTGGGCGGCGACATCGTGACGCTGGATTTCGTTCCGGTGGGCGATATCATTTTCGGTTATTTCGACCTGTACTTATTGGCCCAGCGGGCCGGGGCGCAGCTGGCCCAGAGCGAGCACGTGCGCTTTATTGAGGACCAGACCGTATTCAAGGGCACCGCCCGCTATGACGGTGTGCCGGTGTTCGGGGAGGCCTTCGGGGCCGTGAATATCGCGGGAAAGGCCCCCACCACGTCCATGACCTTCGCCCCTGATAAGGCCAACCAGACGGAGGAGGCCGCCGCCGCCCGGACCCGCAGCAAGCAGGTGTAAGCCATGCTGGACGCCGATATGCTGATCCTGCTGCGGCAGGACTTACAGCGCACCGGCAGCATTCCGGGGGAGGAAGCCTATCTGCTCCAGCTGCTCAAAGCGGCCCAGGGCAGCCTGGAGCGGCAGGGCGTGCGGCCGGACGGCAGCGCGGACTATGACCAGCTGGCAATCTCCACGGCGGCGTGGCTGTACCGCAAGCGGGTCAACGGAGAGGCTGAACCGCAATTCCTGCGGCGGATGCGGCTGGATATGATTGCAAGCCAGGGAGGGAGGGGCGGCTATGCTCCATGACGCTGGCTACGCCATCTTTTACCGGGTGGAGCGGGACGAGACCACCCCCGGGACCCCGGAGCGCCTGGTCAAAAAAGCGGAGCAATGCTTTGGGGAGCTGACCGTGGGACTCCAGCGGTTTTATTCGGCGGCGGCAGTGAGCCAGCAGGCGGACCGCCTGATCGAGATATGGCGGGACGACAGCATCAATGTGCGGGATATCTGCTGGATCGGGGGCACCTACTACCTGATCCAGCAGACCGCCCGGACGGAGGACAAGGACGGAATGCTGGTGACCCGCCTGACCCTGGAGGAGACTGACGGAAACGTGTGGGAGGGATATCGGGATGAGCTTGAAGGTTAATGCGGATTCTTTGTCCAAGACTGTTATGGATATGTTGGATGGTTATTCTGATGATATTGCGTCTGGTGTTGCTGATGCGATTGTAATGGTAGGAAAACAAACCGTCAAAAACCTTAAGGATCGGTCTCCAAAGCTGACCGGAGACTATCGTAAGGGCTGGAGCATGAAAAAGGAGTCGAGCCGCTGGAAACGGTATCGAATCAATAGAGTCATTGTCCATAACAAAACGGATTATCAGTTGATACATCTCTTGGAGAATGGACATCAAGCAAAGTATGGTGGCCGTATTGTCGGGCGTGTAGAAGGGAAACCCCATGTTCAACCGGCCTACGATGACGCAATGAAAATGATTGAAGAGGAAGTCAAAAAAGTTATTGAGGAGGCGGGCTCATGACCCAAAACGAGCTTGCCGCGCTGCTGAAGAAAACCGGCATCACCTTCGCGCACAACCACTGGGAAA